ATCCAATTCAGCAATAGCGATGCGCAGATCCATGATGCCAACGTCTGGCTACGCAAAAATGACAGCGGTACGCCTGGCGATGTGGCCAACTCGGATAGTCGCTTCAGCATCATCTCAAGTCATGGCGGCGTACATGGCAACGTGATCGGCACTGTCAACTTCGTGATGGAGTTGGCTGCCAATGATTACATCGAGCTGATGTGGGCTGCGACCAACCTCAACGTCTACATTCACGCCGAGAGTGCCGGTGCATCGAATCCTGCCATCCCTGGCATCATCTGCACAATCACCCAAGTCGCCAGCGCCTGAACCATGACAACACGCCGCGAAAGCATACTGGCCACTATTGCATCGTCGCTAACTGGTACGGCAGGCGTCAGCACGCGCATCTACCGCAGCAGGGTGGAGCCGATCACGCGCGGCGAATCGCCGGCCATTGTGGTCGAGCCGATCTCAGACCAGGCGGTGATGAGCAACAGCCATTGCAAGACTGACTGGACGCTGACTGTGCGAATTGCGGTGATTGTGCGCGGTGCGATCCCCGACCAGCAGGCGGATGCAATTGTCGAAAGTCTGCACGCCAAGATCATGGCCGACCAGACGATAGGCGGCTACGCCATGGCCATCGAGCCGCGCGGCGTGCAGTTTGATATGGTGGAGGCAGACCAGCCGGCTGGCGTGATCGCGTGTGACTATGAGGTGAGGTACCGCACGGCGATTGCCAATCTAGCGATTGGCTGATCACTGCTAACATGTTGGATGAACACCACCGGCGATTCGCGCCTGTACGTGAGCACCCCTAAACCGCTCCCTCCGTTCCCATCTGCCGGCGGCACTTATGTGCTGAACGACAAAGGAACCGAATGGCTGCTGGAGCAGCAAACCGCTGCACCGTCCCCTGAAATCCTGAACCCACAGACCGATGGCACTGACGCGCAATCGCCTGCTGCTGGCGAAATCTGAATCCAGCTATGGCGTGGTGCCGTCACCGGCGCCAGCCGGCAGCGATGCGGTACTGATCAGCAACCTCGAAGTGTCGCCGCTCCAGCTTGAGCTGAAAGACCGCGAGCTGGTGCAGGGCTACCTGGGCAATTCGGCGCAGGTGGTGGGGCAGACCAGCGTCGGCGTGAACTTCAGCGTGGAGCTGGCAGGCAGCGGCACTGCAGGCACTGCACCGCGATGGGGCACGCTGATGAAAGCGTGCGGATTTAATGAAGTGATAGTCGCCAGCACCAGCGTGACCTACACGCCGGTGAGCAGCAGCTTCAGCAGCGTGGCGCTGGACTTCAGGAACGACGGCATGAAGCACCTGATCCTGGGTGTGCGCGGCAATGTGGCGGTGGAGATGAGTGCCGGCGAAATTCCAAAGCTGAATTTCACTTTCGTTGGGATCTACGGCGCACCGACCACCACGGCCAACCCAACCGCGACCTTCACCAACCAGGCGGCACCGGTGGCAGTGAATGCCGACAACACCACCAGCGTGAGCGTGCATAGCTACTCCGCGTGCATGAATGCGTTCAGCCTTGACATGGGGAACAACACGGTGTTCCGCCAGCTGGCCGGCTGCAGCAAGCAGGTGCTGATCACAGATCGCGCACCGAGCGGCTCGATCACGGTGGAGCTGCCGGACCTGTCGGCCAAGGATTACTACGCCATCGCCGCTGCGCAGACTGCTGGCGCAATCAGCTTCCAGCATGGTCAAACCACTGGCAATCGCGCAACGCTGACCATGAGCAACTGCGCGTTTGATTCGCCCAGCTTTGAAGATGGCGATGGCATCCAACACCTGACGCTGCCTTACCGTCCGCTGCCCACGAGCAGCGGCAACGATGAAGTTTCTCTTGCGCTGACCTGATGGGCTTCATCCTTGAGCAGACGCCGACCTTCTCCTGGCCGATCACGATTCGGGAGCAGGTAGACAACGGCCGCTACCGCACGCATACGTTTGAGGCAGTCTTCAAGCGGCTGCCGCAGAGCAGGCTGGAGGATCTTGCAATCAACTTCCAGCAGCTGCGTCATGCCGTCAAGAATGACGACCTGATTGATCGGATCCCTACCAGGGAGATTGCCAGCGAGATCCTGGTGGGTTGGAGCGGCATTTTCGAGGCCGACAACACCACACAGATTCCGTACTCCGAGGAAACCAAAGCGCAGCTGCTGGAGGTGGCCACTGTTGCTGAGATGTTGGTGCAGACCTACATCGAAAGCGTGGAGAAGGCCAAGGCAAAAAACTGACCGGCGCCGTGGATCACCTATTCCGCGGCGAGAAGGCAAACGATGACCTGCTGGCTGACGCAGCAGAGTATGGCATCGAGCTGCCAGAGGCTATGTTTGCGCCGCAGCATTTCAAGCTGTGGCCTGAACATGCTGAGGTGGTCGATCTGTTTTTGCGGTGCATGACGCAGTGGCGCCCTACCAGCAATGGCGTGATCGGTCTGGACTATGGCGTGGTGCTGCAGCTGGCTAGCCTGTATAAGATCAGCGACCCGGCCGTAGTGCTGGAGGATTTGCAGGTGATGGAACTGCACGCCAGGGCGCAGATCAACAAGCAGTTGGAGAAGCGCTGATGGCCGTGATGGAAGCGCTGCTGAAGATCAAGGCATCGGTTGATGGCGAAGGTGCTGTGACGGCACTCGCCAAGGGCATGGGTGGCCTGAAGAAAGGTGCAGAGGATGCCAGCAGCGGCCTCGGTGGAATGCTCAAGAGCGCCGGCGGCCTGAGCGGCGCGCTGGGCAGCCTGGTGCCATTGGTGAGCGGCGTTGGCCTGGCGGCTATGGCCAAAGGTGCCATTGATGCAGCGGACAATCTGAATGACCTGTCGCAGAAGACAGGCGTGAGTGTTGAGCGCTTGAGTCAGTTCGACCAGGCGGCCAAGATGAGCGGCACCACGATCGATGCAGTGGGCGGCGCGATGGTCAAGCTGGCCCGCGGCATGGTTGCAGCTGGCACCGCAACTGATGAGTATGGGCAAACAGCTGAGCAGGCGCTGCAGGATGCAACGCAGGCGGTAGAAGATGGCGAAGATCGCCAGGTGCAAGCTGTCAAGGATGCTGCCGACAAGCGGCTGGCGGCACTTGAAAAGGAATCAGACGATCGACTGCGAGAAATCAACAAGCGATACAAAGCAGAAGCAAGACTGCTGGGTGATTCGTTTGATGATCAATCAAGGCAGGAAGCCGATGCAGCAAAAGATAGACAACAGCAGGAAGAACGCGCAATCAAGCGTTCATTTGATGCGCGTGCCAAGGCAATCAAGGATGATAAGTATCTGACTGACCAGCAGAAGGAAGCAAAGCTGCAAGCATTGCGCGACGAAGAAGACAGTGTCCTGAAGGCGTTGGATCGTGGCTACCAGCAGCAGCAGACGCAACGCACGCGGCAGTTTCGTGATGCACAGCAGCAACAGGAAGATGCGCTTGAAGAACGCAAGCGTGCCGAAGAAGAACAGATCAAGGCCCGAATCAATACAGAGAAGAACCTGACCAAAGAGCACGCCGATGGCCAGGTGAAGCTGATCAAGCAATCAAGCAAAGAACAGATCGAGTCCTTGAAGGAATTAGCCGAAGGTCCGAAAGGTGTAGCCGCAGCTTTAGCAGCGCTTGGCTTGAGTGCGGTGGATACCAGTGGCAAGATGAAAAACACTGATGAGGTGATGCTCGAAGTAGCCGACAAGTTCAAGATGATGCCAGATGGCGCCAAGAAATCAGCGCTTGCCATCCAGCTATTTGGCAAGTCTGGCGCGGACATGATTCCACTGCTTAATGGTGGCCGCCAAGCAGTAGAAAGCCTTGGCATCACCATGACAACCAAGTTCGCCAAAGGTGCTGATGATGCCAATGACAAACTGGTAATGCTTCAGACCAAGCTGCTCGAGCTCAGCGTGAAGCTTGGCACTGCATTGATGCCAGTGCTCAACACGATCACTGATCTGGTTATTCGGATGGCCACTGGTTTCAGCAGCCTGCCGGATTGGATGCAAGGCACCATCGCAGCCGTTGGCGGCCTGGTGATCGCGCTTGGCCCGCTGGTGCAGATCCTTAGTGGTGCGATGGTCGTTATCAAAGGGATTGCAGCGTTGCAGCTTGGCGCCACCATCGCCAGCTGGGCAGCTGCTCTTGGCCCCGCGATGGGCGTCATCAGCGCTGCATTCACCGGCCTGCTGGCCTTCCTGAGCGGCACCGTGCTGCCAGCGCTGCTGGCGTTCTTCTCTGGCCCTGTCGGCTGGACGGTGCTGGCCGTGGCGGCGGTGGTGGCGATGGCCATCGCATTCCGGAAGCCGCTTGGTCAATTTGTCAGCTGGCTTGGCAGTGTGTTTAAGAAAGGATGGGATGGCTTTGTGAACAACATCTTGAAAAAGCCAATCGAGGGATACTTCAAGTGGTGGCGCAAGAACTGGCAAACGGCCGCCAATTTCTTGCCCACAGTGTTCAACACTGTCAAGAGAACGCTAGTCAACATTTTTACAGGACTCATTGGCATCATGCGCGGCATCTTGAACAATGTGATGAAAATGATAGCAGAAGGCTTTAATAGCGTGATTGCAATGGTAAACAATGTCATCTCAAGATTGAAGGGCATTCCACTTCTGTCTTTTCTGCGCTTCTTGCCAGACTTGAAGCCAATCAAGATCCCTGCATTCGCTCAGGGTGGTTTGGTCACAAGACCCACCATTGCGATGGTGGGTGAAGGGGGCCAGAATGAATTCATCCTGCCAGAGTCAAGGCTGAAAGATTTTGCGCAGTACAACGCTGAGCTTCAGTGGCAAAAGCTTCTCAACAGCGCCTGGTTGCGCAGCCTGCAACCATCCACAGGAAGCGACATTGCTCGGGAAAGCTTTAAGCGATTAGAGCAACAAATCACCAATCTCGGCTTAGCCGGCAGTGATCCCAATAAAAACCTGCTAGTCGGCAATGAACCAAAGCAACTTGCTATTCATCAGACCAATACGTTTGACGTTGAGCCCATAATTCAGATTACTACTGGCCCCGTGATTCAATTTGATAACCAGAGGTTTGTCACGCTTGATGAGTTTGAAGCTGGCCTGCGGACGGCAGTGCGTTCTGTATTTGATAGCCTGCGCAATCCGGCGACCCGGATTCAGTTGGGGCTGTCCTGATGGCACGCGCACAAGCCCAGTACCTTCGGATTTACTCAGCCGCTGGTGTCACGATCAACCGCTGGCAGAGCTACTACAGCAAGGCCGTGCTGCTCAATGGTAATCTCTGGCTCAGCGTTGCATTCACAGCGCAGGGTTTTACAGAAGGCGCCAGCGGCGTTGAATCTGACATCAGTATCACAGCGCCAGCAACTGGCATTGTGGTGGCGGCATTTGAAGCAGCACTTCAGAATGCCTACCTGGTGGATCTGACCACCTACCAGTTCGATGCGCTCAACGGCAACGATGTCCCGCAAACAGGGCAGGAGCTGATCGCGTCGTACACCGGTCAGGTGGTGGGCGGCAGCGGCAGCCTGACCAGTCTTGAGATGACCCTGGGCGCACCGGTTGCTGCTGTTGGCGCTCAGGTGCCACCACGCACGCTGACCAGCGCGATCATGGGCACTGGGTTTCGGCTATGACTTACTCAGGAACAAAATCATGGAATCCGAATGGCTTGTTTAGCGGCGGCAAAGGAAGCTTTGGTCCATCTGTTATTGAAACCGGCATTGTGCCACCCCCTGCTACATCACCACCGGCGGCGGTGACCAGGCCGCTTGATGTAGCGCAGAAGGCCGCCAGCCTGGGTGATGTGGTGCCGATCGTCTTCTGCCGCCAGGTGGCCGGTATTGGCGGCGTGCTGATCAGCCCCAGCGCCACTGAAGCGCGATTCGTGAACAGCGCTACCAATCAAGTCACAGCGTTCTACTTGCTGGTCTTGGGCGAGGGATTGATGGATTCGATCCCGGTGCGTGATGTGTTCTCCGGCGGTTGCCGCCATGGCAGCCACACCCAAACCTTCAACCGTCGCGCCGGTGATTGGATCCCAAAGAATGCCATTGTGCAGCGCAGTGGCTACACGCTGCCAAACTGCCCGCAGAACTGCGGCAGCATTGGCAGCTACCCAGGCATCTCAACGCTCAGCTTCTCGCGGCAGGTGGCTGATGGCTCGACGCTGTGGGACCGGCAGGTGCATCTGTTCATTCGCGGCGGCATGTATGTGCAGCGGTTGACGGATCAGGCCTTTGGCCCTAGCGATAACTTCGCAGACCTGACCAACTGGCTGCTTGCCAACATCGGCGGATTGAATGCCAACCTGATCGATACAGCAGGACTGACCACGGTTGCGCGATTCCTAAGCGCCAATGGTTTGAAGTGTGACTGCGTGCTGAAGGAAAGTATCAACTACGAAGAGCTGATCACCAAGTGGGCGCCTTACTTCCTGGTGCGTGCCAGCCGCGTGCAAGGCAAGCGTGGCTTAAAGCCGCTGGTGTTAACGCTGGGGGATGGCTCAATCAACACCATCAGTTCAGTGGCGGTGTATCAGTTTGATGAGGATACGATCCTGCTGGATTCGTTCCGCATCGAATACAGCGACCTGACGCAGCGGCAGCCGTTTGTAGCGCAGGTGATGTGGCGCCAGCAGGCAGAAGATGACATCGGCATCATCCGCACCGTGGAGCTGCGTTACTCCGACACCGCACGCACGAACCTATCAATCGAGACGCATGACCTCAGCGAGTTCTGCACCAGCGGAATGCACGCTGCCAGGTTTGGCGCCTACCTGTTGGCCAGCCGCGTGAACATCACCCACTCAGTCACGTTCAAGGCAAGGCCCCAGGCGCACAACGTCAGCGTGAGCGTTGGCGACATCGTGCGCGTCAAGCTGCCGCGCGCATCGGTAGGCGTTGGCGAGGCTGTGCATGACTTCCTCTATGAGGTGGTCACCATGGGCAAATCACTGGAAGGTGTGGTGAGCTACGAGTGCATCCACCATCCAGTGGATACGCTGGGAAGAAGCATCGTGGCGGTTGCGGTGGCCAATGTTCCCTATACAGCTGGGCTGGTGGATACCACCAAGACCGGGCCCAGCTGCGATGCTGATGCCGGCCGCGCAACGGATTCAACCATCCCGGCTGAGGTTTACATCCAAGTGATCGACCCACCGGCACCGCTTGATCCTGCTGTTGAGGATGCTGTGGTGCCATCAGATGAGGTGCTGATCGGCAACGTGCCAGTTCAAGGCACAGCAAGCGGCACCGTGACCAATCCAGACGACGGCCTGGATAGCTACGGATGAGCACCTTCCCTGCGCTGGTACCAAGCAGCCGGACGTTCACGCCGGGGAGCTACCCGAACACGGCCTATCAAGGCGTGAACGGCATGGAGAACCGCGTGCGGCATTCCAACGTGCTGATCGACTCGACGCTGCAGCTCGAATTCATCGGCCTGAGCGAGGCGCAGGTGTTGGCAATCCTGCTGCACTACCAGGCGCGCCGCGGACCGTACGGCAACTTTGGATTGCCGGCTGAGGTGATGAGCGGCGTGAGCAGCGTGGCTGATTACTCCCTGCGCGGGTACGCATGGAGCTATGTTGAGCCGCCAACGGTTGAGGATTATCCCTGCGGCAGCCATGGTGTCAGCGTGACGCTGAGCAGCTCTGTGGCACCTACGGCGGACATCCTGCCGTTCACGACGACCATCACCATCGGAGTGACGGCTGGTCTTGCACGCGCAGCCAATGGTGCATTGCAGACGCTAAGCATTTCACTGGCAGCTGGCGCTCCTGGGGTCATTATTGAAGTGCCTAGCGTTGTGGCAACTTTTTTAATTGGGTTTCCGGTTCCGGGGTCTTAGCCATGGCTGTCACTGTCAATGTATACGCCGGTGTTATTCAGGCTGCTCTTTATGGTGCACTTCAAAAAACAAACACTATTGACTTTGCAACGCGCAGTCCCTTTTTTGTGACACTGCGAAGCGTTGGCGTTGAAACTTTTAATGCTAACGAAAATACTTCCTCATTTAGCAACTTTTTTAGCAACCAAGCTGGATCTGGCACTTATTTACGGAATCCCTACACTGGCGTATATGCAACGGCTGGCAATAACGAGCTGGCAACCGGCAACGGTTACACTAAAGGTGGCAAGCCTTTAACAAATGCAAGATTGTCGTATTCATCTGGAGCCCTCACGCTAAAGTCGGATGACGTTAGATGGACAGCCACCGGATCAGGCATTTCTGCTAAGTCGGCTTTGCTTTGTTATGAGTTTCCCGTAAGTCGGTTTTATAGCAATGATCCATACACAGCATCTTGCGCATTGGCAATGATTGATTTTGACGGCACTCAATCCGCGTCAGCAGGCACTTCGTTTACGCTGCAATGGCCAGCTGCTGGCATTCTTAAGTGGCAGCTAGCCTAAGAATATGGCAGTTACCGTCAACATCTACCAAGAATCAGCGGTTCGCTACCTGGGGACTTACGGAGCGATTCATCAAAGCAAATCAACTGTGTGGAAAACAAAAGCTATTCAGATGTTTATTGTTTTATGTAGCACAGATGCGGCTCAGTTTAACAGCGCTTTTTCTGGCACATTAGAACAACTTTTAGCAACTGGAGTTCAAGAGCTGCCAACTGGAAACGGGTATTTCAAGCTAAGTACGTTTGGCGATGACTTCTCTGGAGGTGGTTTTTTGCGCGTTTATCAACCTGTTAATAACATCAATGTTAGCACTTTTTCAAGCTATGGAAACGGTTATAAATTTCTTCCATCAACCGTCGAATGGAGTGGGCGATGGCGTGCACAACCCGGCGCCATTTCGGCTAAATCTGCTTTGCTTTGCATTCAGCTGCCAGATTCTTCGGCCACATCGTTTTACGCTCAATCGTACCCATTGGCAATGATTGATTTTGACGGCACGCGCACAGCGGCTGCTGGCACTGACTTCTACATAAATTGGAATGCCAACGGCGCCTTTAACGTAACTCGCTAGCCTGAGCGTAAAGGGGTGCCATGGCTTCCTTTGTCTACAACTCGGTGCTGACTGATCTGGTCAACGGTGATCTAGATTTTGCGGTTGACAGCTTCAAGCTGTTGCTGGTTGGCGTCGGCTACACGGCCAGCAAGGACGGGCACGACCGGCGCAATGATGTGAGCAGCGAGATCAGCGGCACTGGGTACACCGCTGGCGGCAACGCCACCACCTGCACCATCACCAACGACACCAACAAGAAGATCCTCACCTTCTCGTCGGTGTCGTGGCCATCAGCCACGTTTACAACTGCAGGCGGCGTGATCTACAAAGCGCGCGGTGGTGCGAGCAGTGCTGATGAGCTGATCGCCTACCTGGACTTCAGCGGCGAGGTGGTTTCCTCCGGCGGCACCTTCAGCGTCAGCACCAGCGTGATCACGCTGTCGAACTGATGGCCACATTCTGGGAGGAATGGGACTGGCAGCCGCAGGAGCCATTCCTCTATGGCGCGGTCACCACAGCGTCATACCCAACGCTGACGCCTACCGGCCGCAGTTACAGCATGGGCCGCTTTGCTGTCTCGCGTGAGGTTGGCTTTGGTGGCGGGCAGGTGAAGTTCCTGCACAGCAGCCGCGTCAGCAACCTCACCATGGAGCTGAGCTATGAGAACCTGACCCAGGCCGAAATGGCCAGCATCCGCGATCACTACCGCGGGCAGCAGGGTTCATTTGTCAGCTTCCTGTTGCCGGCTGAGATCTGGGCAGGCCAGTCCAGCGTGTCCAACATCGTGCCGGCTGGGATGCGCTGGCGTTACCAAGAGCCACCAGAGGAGTCGCAGAAGCGTGGTGGGTACGTGGACACCACCGTGTCGCTGGTGACGGATGGCACATGGCTGCCAAGCATTGAGCCGTTGCCTGGCTTTGAGCTTGGCGTGAATGTGATCTGGATTGCTGGCGCTGCAACGCAGACCGGCGAGATTGACTTGGTGGTGAATGTGGTGTGGGCCGCTGGGGCGGCTACTGGAACCGCAGCTGATGATGATGGCTTCGCGGCGTCGCTATTCTGGAATGAGGATCAATACACCACCTGGCGGTGATCAATGGCAGCGCCAAACATCAAATCAGGCAGCTCGGTCACGACGGTCGTCGGTAAAACCGTGGGCTATGCGGTTACCACCTCGATGGCTGCAGCGCTGAGCAACGGCGCCAGCAGCGGCAAGGTGCTGAAGATCAACTCGGTGTACTGCGCCAACGTGGACGGCGCTGCTGCTGCTGACATCAGCCTGGAGCATTACAACGGCACGACGGGGTTTGCGATCGGCAAGACCATCACCGTGCCAGCCGATGCCACTCAGGTGCTGGTGACACGCGAGGCTTACATCTACCTGGAGGAAGGCCACAGCCTTCGCGCACAGGCCAGCGCTGCTGGCGACCTGGAGCTGGTCATCTCCTACGAGGACATCAGCTGATGCTCGGCTTCAACGGCGGACTGATGGGTGTTCGGCGCGTGCCAACAGGCAGCGCAGCAACCGGGCTCTGGTTCCAGAATGAGCAGAGCGTGGCAAGGCGTGCGGCGATTTGGCCATCAGCCGGTGATCCAACGCCAGGGCTATCTCCAGTTCTCTGGTACGACTTTGCCGACGAGACTACCGTCACCACATCGGGAACGGAAATCACTGCGGTTACCAGCAAGGGCAGCAGAGCATGGACGCTATCAAAAAGCGCAACAGGTCCGCAGTACGTGACAGGCATCAACAGCAAAAAATGCTTGGATTGGGGCAGTAGCAATCACAACAATTATCTGCGAAATACAGACACGACGACAACGGCTATAGCCGAAATCTACGTTATCATGGATGGGGCATTTGGCGGAACTTATACTAGCTTTGGCGGATTAATTACTAGCTCAAATGATCCCGGGTGGCGCATTAGCGGCAACAGTACTTCTTACAATCAGGACGGCACCGGCTTTGATCGCGCTTACATCAATGGCGGAACAACCGACAGATTCAGCACATCGCATTTCACTTCGCCAAGCGTTGACGATCCCTCGATCATCCGAATCTTAAATAATGGCTCGGCCTCATTTAACGCGACTCAAGGAGTTCAATTAGGTAACGATAGAACAAGCGCCGGTCGTGGCTGGCTTGGCTTGATCGGTGAGGTTATATGTTTCTCTTCCGTGTTAAACAGCACAGATCGCGGCTCTCTGCAAACGTGGCTGGCCGCTAAATGGGGCATCACGCTGGTCTAACCATGCTCTACTCCCACAACGCCACCGCCCCAGCGCCCCTGCCCCACCGGATCCGCTTTGTGGACGGCAGCACCCGCACCGACAGCACCACCTTCACGCCTGACGAGCTGGAGCGCGCCGGTTACAGCGGCCCCTACCAGCGCCCTGAGTGCAACCCGAAGCTGGAGACGATCGACTGGGAAGGCAGCGCCTTTGTCGTGCGCCCTTACAGCTTCGATGAGCTGCAGGCGCAGCACGCCAAGATCCGCCAGCAGCGCATCGAGCTGCTCAAGGCCAGCGACTGGACGCAGATTGCCGACTACGACCTCGGCGCTGATCGTGACGCATGGGCCGCCTACCGCCAGGCGCTGCGCGACCTGGCCGACGCGCCCAACCCGTTTGACATCACCTGGCCGCAGCCGCCTGCACCCTGATGGCTTCCTTCGTCTACAACTCCTGCATCGATGACATGGCGCGCAACGCCATCGATTTCGACACCGACAGCTTCAAGGTCTTGCTGGTTTCCTCGTCCTACAACGCGGACAAAGACACGCACCTCAAGCGCTCCAGCGTCACCAATGAAGTCAGCGGCACGGGTTATACCGCTGGTGGCATCAGCGTGCCTGTCACCGTCACCAAGGACACCGCTAACGACAAGGTTACCATTCAGTTTGCAGCGGTTTCCTGGACCAGCAGCACCATCACCGCACGCGGCGCGGTGTACTACAAATCCCGAGGCGGACTAGCAAGTGCTGATGAGCTTGTTGCCTACAACGACTTCAACAGCAACATCACCACCAGCAACGGCACCTTCTCCCTGGCGGCCAGCACGCTCACGCTGCAGAATTAGACTGTCGGCAGCTGACAACTTTCGATGACACCGGAAGACATCACCAGCATCGCCGTGGCATTGCTGGCTGGCTCTGAACTACTGGCAATCGTGCCTGGCATTCGCGCCAACAGCTGGACCCAGCTGATCCTCGGCGCATTGCGTGGCATTGCCTCCCGCAAGCGGTGACTGAGCCAACGCACGGCGAGATCCTCCGCGCCATTGGTGTGCTGGAAGGCCAACTCAAGCAGCTGCTTGATGCCGCCATCACCGACAAGACCGAGCGCGGCTCTTTAGGCGTCCGTGTTGGGCGCCTTGAGACGCGCATGGGGCAAGTCGTGATCCTTGCCGTTGTGGCCGCAATG